CTTCCGATCTGGCATTTTTATATACTTATTGGGATGAATCCGTAGAAACGGGATTATTTGCTGACGATGCAAAAACAACAGCAATTACGGGCGATATTAACTGTGAAATATTAAACGTTGTTAATGTTATTTTAGGGGACCCGAACTGTAAAGAAATTCAAAAACAGCCTTATATTATCGTTTCGCAAAGAAAACCGTTATCAGAAGTTAAACGCGAAGCTGAAGCCAATAAGAAATCCATAAAGGATATTACGGCAGACACAGAATCAGCAACCTATAACGCGGGTGATTGGGGCGAGAATGAGCCCGAAGATAATAACAGGGTAACCGTATTAACAAAGTTTTGGAAGGAATACGATAAAAAAACAGGCAAACATCGTATTAAGGCTATTAAGGTAACAGAAAAAGCCGTTATTCGCGATGAATGGGATTTAAAATTACGCTTATATCCTTTTGCAAAGTTCACTTGGTTACCAAGATTTTCAAGCGGTTACGGTGATAGTGAAATCACATATCTTATTCCTAACCAAATAGCAATAAATAGGGCACTATCTGCGGCCGTTTGGTCTGCGATGCTAACGGGTATGCCTAAAATGGTTGTTAATAGCGATTTAATTCACGAGCCTGTGACTAATGACCCCGGGCAAATTATTAAACTTGCATCAAGTGGCGAATATGACGTACAAAAAGCAATCTCATATATTAACCCGCCACAGTTTGCAGGACAATTACAAAACATAGTAGCAGATATTGCAAACAATACATTGTCAGATATGGGTGCAAATGATGCCGCACTTGGTAATATTCGCCCTGATAATGCTTCAGCAATTATAGCAATGCGAGAAGCGGCGCTTCAGCCTATGCAGATTTATCAAAACACTTATTATTCTTGCGTTGAAGAAATTGCGCGTATTTGGGCGGACTTTTGGCTCAACATGTACGGTAACAGACCATTAAGGGTTGAAGATAAAGACGGTACGCGATATGTCCCCTTTGATGCAGAAAGATATAAAAACATTGTTGTTAATGCAAGGGTTGACGTTGGCGCATCAACACTTTGGGGTGAATCTGTTGTTATTTCTACGTTAAGCAATCTTTTGAACGCAGGAATTATTACACCTGCACAATTCCTTGAACGAGTTCCCAAAGGATTAATACCTGATGTAACAGGCTTAATTGACGAAATGAAAGCGCAACAGACGGCAACACAGAACGAAGAAGAGGAAACACTTGCACAATTCGCGCAACAATATCCTGACCAGTATCAAGCTTATTTACAGATGCCTGAAAGTGAAAAGGCAAAGATAAGGGAACAGTTAGGAGTGATACAATGATAGCAAAAAATATTATTGATAAAGCTATGGCTTTATTGGGATATGCAGATATGGAAGGCAACACTGATTCTGCAAGATTTCAATTAACGTCTATTACTGCGGTAAACGCCATATACAGCGATTTATATTATCTTAATAACAAAACGGATTTTAAGCCTATTACAAGCGCAAATGATAGCGTAAATCTTGAAGAACGTGTGCTTAACGATGTTATGCCTTATGGTGTTGCATCGTTCATAGCGCAAAATATGGGAGATACCGTTAATCAACAGTTTTATTCGCAAATGTATAACTTAAAAAGGAAATCAGTAAGCGCGCAGGCAACAATAACTGACACGCTTCCAACAGTTGAAATAGAAGGAGCATAATATGATACCTGTTTTAAATAGAAACGCTACATATAAGCTGAATATACCCGATATGGCGGGTGGCGTAAATTTTAGGGACGGATTAAGCCTTATAAACGATAACCAAATGACCGACTGCAAAAATATGTGGTATAAGGACGGAATGCTTAAATCAAGACCAAGAGTGTTGACAAATGACGATGTTAAAGCAATGCAAGAAATACAGACAACATTTAGCAACGATACATTTGAAATAAGCGTAACTGTCAATCCTGAAAACACGACCGTCATTAATAAAAAAGAATATGTTTTAGAAATTACTACTGTAACAAATTCGATGCCGACTCAAAACGGATATCATTATGCAACATTAAAATACCAACACGGAATTTTTGACAAAATTGATGTAGCAACTATTTATTATAGTTCTTTTACGGATGCGCATTCAAATCTTTCTTGTTTTGCGGTACAACATAATGGTGATATATATGTTTATGGAAGCATTAACGAAAACGGAAAAAATACAAATTATATACATAAAATAGCTCGCTTATCTGAAGGGAAATATGACAATCCTATAAAAGTTGAGGGGACGGTGCCTTTGCTAATAACAAACGGTTATCCAAAGATTACATTGGCGGACGAATTCCCTCGAGGCACACAAGTTCAAGGATACAATCTTCTTGCTAAAGATTATAAACAAGTAATGTCTGCCTACGATTACGAAAATCCAAGCGATTATTGCACTATGGCTTTTGCTTTAATGGAAGATATTAATAATCCCGAGTTTGAAGGCAGAACCATAACCGCAAAATTAACACAAAAAGATGGCACTACAATTACACATACTGCGACGATAAAATATGATGAAGAGAATAATAAATACGAAGCATGGGAAATACCATTAGAACAAGAAGGTGTTATAAAAACCGCTGACGGTCTCGAAATGCATGTATCAGGTAAAACACTTAGATTTTACGAATATGATCCAGAGTTTGGTGATTATATTAGAGGGGCAACAGCATTAACAATGTCAAAGCATGAAATAAAAAACAACCTTGAAATAACAGCTCCTTGCTTTACAGAAACTGAATACCAAACAAATTTTGCAAAAGTAACATCAATGACAAAATCAGTATGGTATGGGAATACGTCTTTGGGATTGAACGGTGGAAGCAGATTGTTTTTAGCCGGTAGCACGCTAGAAAATGAAAAAGCACTTGTTGTTTGGAGTGATTTTGAAAATCCATTATATTTTAGTGAAAATGCATATGCTTATGTTGGTGATAAATCGCAAAAAATCACTGCTTTCGGAAGACAGAGCGCAAGCCTTATAATTTTTAAAGAACGCGAAATTTATTCAACACAGTACACGCAGGGTAGCGTTACTGCAGAAGAACTTGAAAATCAACAGGCTATTGATTTAACTGTACATTTAGCAACGTTCCCAATGGTCATGATACATTCTGCAATAGGATGTAATTGTCCTGATTCCGTTCAGTTATGCCGAAATCGTTTAGTGTGGGCGGATACAAACGGCAAAATATATACAATGACTGCTCAGAGTCAATATTCAGAACGTAACGTTTTTGAGATTGGCGAAATGGTTGAACGCGGCCTCAAGAAAGAAAAATTAAGCAATGCGCGTTCTGTTGATTGGAAAGGTCATTATATTTTATTTATTCCTAACAGCGCAAAGGCTTACGTTATGGATTACAATTCATACGGATTCGCTAACGTTGCTTCATATAACAAACACGAAGATGCTAATATGCTTATTCCGTTCTTTGTATGGCAGATGCCATTTGGCCCAGATGAAATAATCCAAGTTGTAAATAATGACGAAGAACTGTTAATTTTAACAAACGAACGGTTGGGCAACTTAGGTGGTATTAAAAGATATTTATTAAATCACCATATATTGAATGAAGAAAATGCAAAAGATAAATTATCAGGATTAGAGTATAACGGTGATATTGCAGAAGAATATGACGGAACTCTTTGGCAAGTAAACACCTACGAGAAACCCGTTGAAAGTATGTTCAAAACCAAACTATTTGATTTTGGCAGAGCAGACGAATATAAGAACGTTTACGCGATTAATATCGGTCTTGGCTTTAATGGCGGTGCGCCTGTTGCTATAACCTTTGAAAGCGACACCCGTACAAGCGACAAAAACACGCTAAAAACAGGAAGAACGGTTGCAGACGAACGAACTCCCGTATTTTTTGAAAATAAGCAGATTTTGCCTTACACAAGGCTTTGTACAAAGTTTGGTATAAAGGCTGAATGCAACGGGATAATGGCGGTTGATTCAATCAGCCTTAAATACAATATCGCAGGGGGTAAAAAATGAGCCTTAATCCATATTTAAAAATATATGATGACAATAATTTAAAAAATTTAAACGCGCAAAAGAATTTGATTGAAGAAAATGCAAACAAAAATATTGCGGATTTGCAGGCAGAAGGTGAGCTTGCAAAAAAAGAGACAGAAGCAAGCTATGAAGGTTTAATAAATACTCAGAACGTTCAACGCCTTATAAATGAAAAAAAGATTGCCGAAACAATGGCAAACTTAGGTTTAAGTGATTCAGGATTAAACAGAACACAACAAACTGCGGTGCAGTTATCCCATAGTAACGCAGTGGCACAGTTGCAGTTGCAAAGGCAAAAAAAGGTTGACGAGATTGCAAGACTTGTTCAGCAACAGGTCGGCGCGGTAAAAACTCAACTTTCACAGGATTTAATAAAAACACAATCTGCTTACGACCAAAGCAAAACGCAGTGGGCGGGCGAGCAGTATAATGCACAGATTAAAGCACAACAGGAACGATTAAACAGTATGAATACTGCAAAAACCAAGTTAATTGAAAAAATTACATCTGAAGGAATAACAGACCAACAAAAACAAATGTTAATAGATAACTATATTGAAATGTATCCTGAAGACTATTTATTTACTTCTTGGATGCTTGAAAACGGATGGAAAGCAAAAGAAGATGCAAACGGCAATATTTATTATCAATACTCAATCGCGCCACAAACCAACAACGTTAAATCGGGAACCCTTTATGAAGATACTGACACAGGCAAAGTGTATCACGGCGTAGCAACAAGCGCGGCGGACGTAGGTTCAAAGCCAAACAATGCACAAATTTCACAATTAATTACTGCGTTTAACAGTGGCGGATTAAAGAGCTATTGGGCTGTAAGGAATCAACTCGCAGCACAGGAAGTAAGCACCGTTGAAATGGACAAGGCTATGGAAGATAAATACGGGGTATTATGGCAAATTTTCACGTCACAGAGCACCTTATATAATTCGGCAGATAACAAGGTCAATGTTGTTAAGGGTGGCGGTTTAAATTTAGATGGCGGTGTGGCAAATCAAGTTGTGCTTAATATTAACGGAACTGAAGAAAAAATCAAAGATTTGATGACGTTAGGTAAAGAAAAAGGCATATCCGAAAGCGTATTAAAAAATTATTTGGAAATTTACGGCACAAACAAGGCAAAAGGCTTTGAAAACACAGAATACGGCGGATATAAAGCGTGGAACGAAGGAAAAACAAGTGCACAAACAACAAGAAATACTTGGTGGGATAAAGCTGCCGAACATATTATTGAAGCAAACAAAATAAGGAACAGTTCTATATACCCAAAATAAAAAAGTTAAAAGAGGTAATTAAATGGGAAATAACTATCTTGGCGTAAAAATAGACCGTGCAACGCACGAAAGAGCTATGCAAAGGAAAATAAGCACTCTTTTGCCACAGGTTGAAGCATCTTTAAAGGCGTTAAACGAAGGTTGGAACGATGCACAAAAAATGCACGATGCAACAAATTATATGTCGCAGTACGTGTCAGCATTAAAACAATATGGTGTTGAACAAACAAAATTAAAGGAAATAGAAGATATTCTTGACAGCTTAAACACTCAACAGGGAATTTTCGCACAGTTCACAAACGCGGATGAATATAACAAGGCGAAAAACAGGGCAGAGTTTGCACAAAACGCAACCGGAAAGAATTTTGATGCACTTTATACGGAATACAAAAATAGTACAGACGAAAACAATAGTTTTGCTCATACGTTCGCGTACATAATGACACAAGATTTTGAAGATGCGGAAGATAAGATAAAAGCGGCCGATTTTTTAGATAAAAACAAAGATAGGTTCGCAAGCGCATACGGTAAAGAATACGCATCACACGAACAAAGGAATATTTATGATGATATAAACGCTAAAATACAACAGTTGAAACGCACAGGGAACGAATCTATATTCGAAAAAAAGGCGCAGGAACTTGAGCAAGTAAAGAATAACGATGATTTTAAAAATCAAAATTTGTCAGGATTTGTAAAGATTTTAACCCGACTGTATGATTTTGACTATAGTAAATATTTGGCACCGGTCAACAGTCCAGTACTTGACGCAAGTAAATTTTTGGTTAAAAATATTGCCCCTATAATATTAGGCAGTTCGTACACAACATTCTTCGATAATGCAAATGATGAAGAAATAAAAGTGTTAGGATATTATCTTGCTAAAGGTGAAAACAGCAAGGCGAAAGAATATATAACGGCCATTGAAAATCGCATTAATAAGCGCACAGCACAGGAAGAATTCGAAAAAACTGAAGGACAAAATCTAGTAAATGTGTTGCAGGGTGTTCCTATTGGCACGCGTTCGTTTTTTTCGAATATTGAAAAGAATTTCGATACAAGCGATTATGTTTTACCAACAAAAGACGAATATTTGCAAGAGAAAATCTATGCGGATTTAGCTCAATACGGCGGTCAAAGTGAATTGTTCGGTAAATCTTGGGGGCAAGTGGCGTTTGGCACAACAACTGCAGGCGGAAATATGATTCCTGCGGTTGCATTGTCATTTGTTCCATATGTAGGAACGGGGCTGTCGGCTGCCGCGATGGGTTTATCTGCATCAGGTAGCGCATACCGTGAAATGAAAAATTTAGGATATAGCGAAGCCGAATCACGTACATATTCAGTTTTTGTGGGTGCATCAGAAGCTGCGCTTAATGCCGTTTTAGGCGGTATTGGCAACGCGGCAGGTTCTTTGACTGATGACGTTATGAAAGCGTTAGGAAAAACTGTTGATAAGGCAGGCTTTAAAATTGCGGTGAATTTAGGTTCACGTTTTGCGGGCGAAGGATTAGAAGAATTTTTGCAGGCGTGGTTAGAACCAACTTTTAAGGGCTTTATAACAGGCGATTGGAATTATGATGAAGCGTGGGCTGAAAGCCTTGAAAGCGCCCTTGTTGGTGGCGTGTTAGGTTTAGGCTTTGGTAGTATTAGCGCAGTGCAACAGGGGTTAAATGATGCTGAACTTGCAAAAACAGGTGCAGGGTTCAGAGAAACCGGAAATGTTCCCGCGCTTATACAGATGGCAAAAGAATCACCTAATAAGAACATAAGGGATATTGTTAAAAATATAAACGATAGCGATATATCCAACACCGAATTAGGCAGAATTATTTATGAGTATGAGAAGAAAGCAGTCACAGAACTTAACGGAAATACTGCATCAGAAATAACAAAGAATTATATCAATCTTATGCGCGATGCGGATAACGATTTTGATAAAACTGTATTAGGAAACGTTTATTCTGCAAAAAAAGCAATTTTAGACGGGTTTGACCCTGAAACGTTAAAACAAAATAATACAAATCCAAAGGTCAAAGAAACGCTTAACTCATTAGGCAAGGCTTTAAATAGAAAAATCCGCATTGAGCAAAATCTTACAAACGCAAAAGGCGAAAGCATTGACGGATATTTTGATAAATCAACAGGCGAAATAGTATTAAATGCAGAAGCAAACAACCCAATTCAAGTAGTTTTAAAGCACGAATTAACCCATAGCATTGAAGAAAACAAGGATTATGCTAAATTTTCTGATAGCGTATTAAATAATGCTGAGTTTAAAGCGTGGTTAAGGAATAACGGGTACGCGGACCTTGCTGATGCACAAAATAAGACTATTGCCTTCCGTAAGAAAAAAGGCGATACCAACTTTAAAAAGAAGGGTGCAACACAAGAAGAACTTAATGCCCTTGCAAACCAAGAACTTTTAGCCGATTTTATCGCAGAAAAACTTTTTACCGATGCTGACGGATTAGAACGCTTATTAAAATCATTAGAGCCTAAAACGATGCGTGATTTTGTGCAGACAATACTTGACGTTATCCGCAAGCTTATAAACAAGATTAAAGGCGTTGATAATTCCTTTGAAGAAGATTTACGCAGTTTAGAAAAGAAATTTTCTAAAATGCTTAAAGAAACCGCCAAAAATGAAAAAAGCACCACCGATAAGGGTGATGTTATAAAATTTTCTTTAATGAATCGTAACACATTTGAAAGTAATGTAGATGCAATTTTGTCTATGAATGATGAGGAGGCTCTGTTAAATGCAAAGGAAGGTAATTTTATCCGTATCTTGAACGAAACTCCTCACATAATTACTGACAATGTAAAAGATGCTGAAAACCTTGAGGTAATAATAAGTTTTTACTCTTTGTATTTAGCAGCACGAAAAAGCGGCGTATTAAAAGGACATTATCATAATTTGGGTGATTTAGTCAAAAATCTTCCTGAATATATAGCAAACCCACAAGCTATTGTCAGAATGAACAATGGTAGGCTGAATTTGTTTACCCAAATAAAAACGGCAAAAGGCGAAAATGGTATTTTATCTATTGAGTTAAATTCTGTAAAAGATATAAATAACAAATTTGATAAATATAATTTGGTTATTACTATTTATTCAGCCAATGACAACCACACAAAAAATAACATTGTTGACAATGGGGTAAAGGTAGAATATGAAAAAGAAGACCTTATGCAAGTTAATCCCCAACTGTGTAAGTGGTTGGCAATTGTTAACAAAAGGTCTTCTAATGATAGTATAAACAATCCAACAAAAAATGTCAAGGAAAATGTTTCGAAAACCGATACGGAATATCTTACTGCGGTTGAAAATGGTGATATGGAAACTGCGCAGAGGCTTGTTGATGAAGCGGCAAAAGAGGCAGGATACGGGGAAAGACTTTATCATCAGACAGAAAACGATTTTTTTGAATTTAATGTCCGCCATAAAGGTGCAGGAACACGAGATAATGAAACTCCTTTTGGCATTTTTATGAAAAAAACAGATGCTGATATTGGTATTAAAGGAAAAAAACAAATGCAATTATTTGCTAAAATAAATAATCCTTTGAAAGTAAATAATCGGGAAGCATTAGTTTTTGAACTTGAAAAAATTAGTCCAGAATATAAAAATATTAAAGAAAAAATAAACAATCTTGATAAAGAATATCAAGAAAAGTTTGATAACGCAAAAAATGCTTGGAGAAAATGGTTAGAAGAATGGCGAAGAAAAAATCCAACTGCTGAAAGGCGAGAAGCGTATAACGACCCTGAATTTGAAGAGTTTTTTTCAAAAGAAGAAAAAGTTGTTGACGAATGGACAGATAAAGCAACCGAACTTGATATACAGGCAAAAGAAATAATTACCGCAGTATTAAGGAAAAATAAATATGACGGTATTGTTCTTTTGGAAGATAAAGGGTCTTTCGGACGAAGCACAGAGGCGTATATAGCTCTTGATTCTACACAAGTTAAGTCTGCCGAAGCCGTAACCTATGACGATAATGGTAACGTTATACCATTATCAGAACGCTTCAACGAAAAGAAAAAGGATATCAGGTATTTAATATCTTCTGAAGATAAGGAACAACAATATTCTTATGATGAACTTGTAAAAAAAGAAGATATAAAAATAACACAGATGCCTAAAATTGCTGATAAAGATATACAGCATTATATAGAAAATCCTAAAATGTTTTTTAAACATATAAAAGATAATGTGCGAAAGGCAGGTAATTTAAAAAACACACCAACACAAACATATCTGTATAACAAAGATTTAGATGAAGATATTTTGATAACAAGAGAAAGTTTTAAACATAGCGCCGCCAGATATGATTCTTCATACATTTATGTATGCGAAAATATTGAAGGTATATTAAAAAATTCTATTGTGGTAAATCAAATGATTCCTCGTGAAAATACAAACGGTGCATTTGTTCTTTTGGGACTTGCAGAGACTGAGGATAAATATATTGCGGTCAGACTAATTGTAAATAAAAAAACTTGGAAATTAGAGGAATTTAATGAATTGGCAGCGATACAAAAAGAAGGCATAAAAAAAGAAGATGTTGGCATAAAGCCCCCGCATTACACTCTTAAGAGTGGTTTCGGTACATCTTCTTTAATTAGTGTAGCAGATTTTCTTTCGTTTGTCAATAACTTTGATGTTGGAAATACTGTTTTGCCGAATGATGTGCTAAAAAAATTGAATAGCGCGAGAAAACAGGATAAAAAGATTACACAAAGCCTTAGGTATCTCGTTTCTGAAGATAAAGATATCTCAACCCGTTCAGCCCTTGCAGATGCTTTAAGCACTTTAACACAAGACGAATCCGAAATGCGCATTATTGAAGATTATAAAAATGCAGTAGCGGATATCGATAAGGCGCAGGCAAGGTTGGACCAGGTGAACGCTGATATTAAACAGATTTTGTTTGCGCCCGGACAAAGAGATACTCAGGCTCTTGAAAACCTTAATAAAGAAAAAGCAGAACTTGAAAAGCAGATAGGCAAGTATGATAAAAAATTGTTGCAGATGGAAGCGTTGGCACCGTTACAAAAATTGCAAAATCGCGCAGTGAGAAATCAAAAACGTGCGGATACCGAAAAATTCAAAGAAAAGAATATCGGTAAAAAAAGCACAGTTTTACGTAACGAGATTAAGGATAGGGCGCAAAAGCTTACTAATATTCTTAAAAACGAAACAAAGGCAAAACACATACCTACTGCAATGCAAAAGCCTGTTGCTGAATTCCTTGAAATATTTGATATGAATACTGCGGAAATAGACAAGCGTATTGCAAGGTATGATGAGCTTATTGCTAATGAAACGGATACTGCGATAAAAGAAGAATTACAAAAAACAAGGGATAGGCTTGAATTACAAGGTTTACGCTTACAAGATAAGCTTGAAAAAATGGAAAGTGTTTATCGTGATATTAAAAATTCTACTGATGAAGCAGTAAAGCAAGGATACGATGAAACGATAGAAGGGCTTATTACAACAGCTAAAAACAGTTTGTCAAGTACGAACTTAAAGGATTTAACCTATGAGCAATTAAACACCGTAAATAATATGTTTAAAGCCCTTGAAAAGCATATTAGGGATGCAAACAAACTAAAAGAATCTGCAATTAAGGAAAGCGTTGAACAAGCAGGGCAAACAGTTATTAAGGAAGTTAGCCAAAATACAAGCGAAAAAGGAAATAAAACAACGCCTTTAAAACAGTTTGTAGAAAAATACGGTATAACGCTTTTAAAACCTGTGCACGCTTTTCAGTTGTTTGGCTCTGATATGTTAAACAGATTATTCCTTGAGGTGCGCAAAGGCGAAGACGTTGTTGCGGTTGATGCAAAAGAAGCAAAACAAACTTTTAGGAAAAACGCTAAGGAAAGCGGATACTGGAAATGGGATAAAGAAACACGAGAAACATTTAAAGATAAAAACGGTAAAGAGTTTACTTTAAATTTAGAAGAAAAGCTCGCGCTTTATGCATATTCCAAACGCGAACAGGCAGACCTGCACCTTGAAATAGGCGGTATTGTATTTGGCGATGAAATTGTTGTTAAAGAACGCAATAAATTTAAGGTGGAGCAAAAAGTTATTATCAACGATAGGAATACTTATAAAATTGATAAGCAGATTATGGCGGATATTATTAACACGCTTACTGCGGAACAAAAGCAATTTGCGGATAAAATGCAAGAGTATTTATCTGTTGATATGGCAAAGAAAGGCAACGAAATATCAGATGCTTTATACGGTATAAATTTATTTGGGGAAAAAGCATATTTTCCGTTAAAATCTTCTAGTGATTTTAGGGCGTTTAATGCGGAAAAAACGGCAGACCCTAATGTTGCCAATAAAAGCTTTACGAATCCAACAATACCCGGTGCAAATAATCCTGTTGTTTTGCAAGGCTTTATGGATGTTTGGGCAAAGCATTGTGTTGATATGGCTATGTATCACGGTTTAACAATACCATTAGAAAACTTTACAAAGGTATATAACTATTCAGAGTTTGACGGTGAATATTCTTCAGTCAAAAACACATTAGCAAAAGGCTATGGCGAGCAGGTAACAAAGTACATTGAATCGTTATTAACCGATATAAACGGTGGTATAAGGCAAGACCCCAATGCTTCGGTTGTTAATAAACTTATATCTTTGTTTAAAAAGAGTTCGGTATTTGCTTCATTATCCGTTATTGTTCAACAGCCTTCTTCAATAGCAAGAGCGTTCGCATATATTGACCCTAAATATGTGAAGCCAACACAAAATCCGTTAAAAGAATACGAAGAATGTAAACAGTATTGTCCTGTTGCAATCATTAAAGATATGGGCTATTTTGATACGTCCGTTGGCAAAAGTACTCAGGATTGGATAACCGAACGTCAAATAACCGACTATGAAAACAATCTTGAACGCCTTAAAGATGGTTTAAAAATTGGCGATAATTTGCTCGCTTCGTTACCTGCGACTGCTGATGCGTTTACTTGGGGATTGATATGGGCGGCAACTAAGCAGGAAACAGCAAAACGGAACGGCCTGGATATTAACTCTGAAGAAGTCAAAAAACAAAGCGCCGAAAGATTCAACGAAATAATTATCAATACACAGGTGTATGATTCAGTGTTATCACGTCCTGCAATTATGCGCAGTAAAGACGTAGGAATGAAAACTGCTACTGCGTTCCTTGCCGAACCTTTAACAAGTGTAGGAATGGCAACGTTAGGCGTTGATGCAGCGCGAAAGGGCGATACAAAAAAAGCACGTCGTTTAATAGCAGCGGTTGCAACACAAAGTATATTAAACAGCGTTTTAGTTTCTTTTGTATATGCTATGCGAGACGATGACGAAAAAATGAGCTTTGGCGAAAAGTATTTAAAAAGCTTAACCGTAGAACTCATTGAAGGCTTTAACCCTGCAACGTATATTCCAATAGTTAAAGATGTTTATTCTTTGTGCCAGGGCTATGATGTAAAGCGCGCAGATATGAACCTTGTGGCCGACCTGGTGAACGCTACAAATCGTTTGTGGAGTGAAAAAGCAACACCATATCAAAAGATTAAGGGAATGGTTGGCAGTGTAGCTTCGTTGTTAGGAATTCCTGTGAAAAATTTATGGCGCGATATAGAGTCTTTTTATAACACAGGCGCAACAATTAAGCGTAATACGTCTATCGGCGCAAACAACGCAATACGAAAAGGTTTATCGGAAGCGTTGCCATTCGGTGATAGGCTTGTTCCCGAAAAGAACGAAGCAACAATGCTTTATGAAGCGGTTGTAAGCGGAAATAAAAAGCAGATTAAAACTTTTAGGGGAGATAAGGACGAAACACAGTATAGTTCAATGTTGCGCAAAGGTTTAAAAAGTGAAGATTCACGAATTTATGAAGCGGCCAATGCACGAATATCGGGCGATTTTGAAACATACGAAAATATTGTTGCAGAAATTGAAAGCGAAGGACATTTTGAAAGTGATATAATTATTGGCGCAATAGAATCTACAATGGATATTTCTGTATCAGGTAATACTATGTATGATACTTCTGACATTAACCGAATGCTTGAAGAAGGAAATACCAGTTCCGCCGAATATGCGTTAAACAAACTTGTTGAGTTAAAAACAATTCAATACGTTGAAAAAGGCGAAAACGAGAAAACAGCGCAGAGAAAGGCAGAATCATCTGTAAAAAGCGGTATCACAACTTATTGGAAAGAACGATATATAGAAGCCTACAATGAAAAAAACGAAACAGAAAAAAAGCAAATCAGGGCATTATTGGCATCGTTAAAAATATATGGTGATGCGGCCGCAGTAAGAAAAATAGTTTTAGGTTGGATTTAAACTCTACACCTCAATACCCCTTTATATGTATTATCATAATGCATATAGGGGGTATTTTTTATGAGTATAAGAAAAATACAATACGCCGTAACGGCCGAAGGCGTATATGTTGTGAAAGATGAAGATAAAACGCCTTATACAATTCAGTGGGGCGGTATGCAGTATGAAGATAACGCAACGGAAATCATTTTTTTTATTGACGAAGAGTATCATAGCAGACTTAAAGAACTAAATACAAATCTTTTGTATAGAATAGATTTTAATTCTTCTGCCGGTGGATATGACCCGTCAGAAAATTTAACAGAAGATAATTTAAGGCGTGAAATCCCGTATAAGTTCACCTGTAACGGCGGAAATATGACGGTGACTCTTGTTGTTACTGCAACGGATGAAAACGGTGCTAATTCAAATACGGTGCTATCCCAAAGTGTTTTGATTGAGTTTGAATCTACACCAAGAAACGCAGAATCCGAAAAGGTTGTTGCTGAAAGTCTGTCCGCTATGGAAAATAGACTCCGCAAAGACTTGGAAGAAGGTAAGTTTCAGGGACCACAAGGCCCCGAAGGTCCGCAAGGTCCGCAAGGTCCGCAAGGTCCGCAGGGCAACAATTATGTACTTACCGATGCCGATATAAACGAAATCGCTGATATAGTTAAGCAGGAATTTATTGACGTTAGCGAGGTGGCACAATGAAACAAGCAATAATGCCATTAACTGATTATCAGAACGCTTGCGATGCTATCAGGGAGAAAACAGGCACAAACGATTTAATAAAATCGGGTGAAATGGCTGAAAAGATTATGGGTATATCGGGTGGCGGTGATGATGGCTCGTATAATGAAGGCTTTGAAGACGGAAAAAAGGCTGAACACGATAGGTTCTGGGACGAATATCAGGAAAACGGCAAGCGTACAAATTATGACGGTGCGTTTTTTGGTGTTGGCTGGACAGAAAAAACTTTTAAGCCTAAACACGATATTGTGCCTGTAACTATCGGACATACATTCAGGGATAGTCAACTAAAGTGCGATCTGGCACAACACTTAGAAAACATAGGGGTTAATCTTGATTTTTCAAAATGTGCGTTGTTTTATTATACATTTTACAATGCAGATGTTGAACGAATAGGCGTTATTGATGGCACAAAAGTAACGAACTATCAAAACGCTTTTACAAATTGCACTGCAAAAGTGATTGATAAAATAATAATTAATTCCAATGCAAAGTTTACTGCCGATCCCTTTAAAATGCCTAATCTTGAGGAAATACGATTTGAAGGTGAAATAGGACAAAACGGTTTAAATTTTCAATGGTCAAATAATTTATCTCACGATAGTTTGATAAATATAATAAGTGTTTTAAAAGATTATTCAACAACGCAACATATTGAAAGCGGTACTTGGGGTGGTGACACACCTTGTGGAATACCAAGCACCTATGTTTTTGCTGAAGGCAAAACATTAATTTTAAGTTTGAACATGAATGATAGGCAAATTTTTGATAATGAGAGCTGTATTACAACAGAAATTGATGTTGATAGCGTAGGCAAAAGGCTTGGCGTAATTTACGAAACAGATTATTGGTTAGATAACAATTATACCTATAATGTTATGTTTTATGATAGTAGTGAAAATGGCCCTGACGATAATTTTAGTATGCACCATTACAAGAAACACAAAACAACAGGTGAAATAATTAAATTTGGTGAAGATGATTCATTTGAATTTAATTTGTACGGTAAAAAAGGTGATGGAACTCATTTGATAACACTTGGTGCAACAAACCTTTTAAAATTAACTGATGCTGAAAAGGTTCAGGCAACGGAAAAAGGATGGACGTTATTATGATAGTTAATGATATAACCTTAAAAGAATTAAAACCGTCTAAAAATATGAGGCTTACTAACGGAACGGACATAGCCGAAGGAAGCGTTTTTTTAGGCGTAGGCGATTCTGTTGATAATTGGTATGAAATTACCGAAGAAGAAGCACAAAAAATACAGGCAGAAAGGGATGAGACCGATGCATTACTTTCTATTGATAGTTGAAATAATAAGCGGATTAACCGTTATAACGGGCGTTTTAAGTGCGTTTTTTATATGGATAAAAAGGCTTGTTGAAGGGCAAAAATGTCAACTGAGATCCGATATGCTTCGTATATATTACAAAAACAAAGATAAAGAAACTATTCATCAATATGAATTTGAAAACTTTGTGCTTATGCATAAGGCTTATAAGGCATTAAAGGGCAATTCGTTTATAGACAAAATTTACAATGATGTAACTCAGTGGGAAGTTATAGCATAAGGGGGATATTTTATGAGAAAAAAGATACTTGACCAGGCTAAAAAATGGCTTGGCAAAAATGAAACTGACGGAAGCCACAGGGAAATAATTGATATTTATAACAGGCGCAAACCTTTGCCAAGAGGATATAAGGTAAAGTACACAGATGAATGGTGCGCAACCTTTGTTTCTGCGGTGTTTATTGCACTTGGCTATGATTATGATTTTCCTGTTGAGTGTTCTTGCGGTAAAATGATTGAATTAGCCGCAAATATGGGTATATGGGTGGAAGATGATTCTTATATGCCAAACCCTGCAGATATCATTTTATACCATTGGAAAGATTCGGGCGTTGGGGATAATAAATCCTGGCCTAACCACGTTGGTATTGTTGAAAGCGTAACCAATAACAATATAAAAGTTATTGAAGGCAACCTAAACAACAAGGTGGCTTACCGTGAAATTGCGGTAAATGGGCGTTATATTCGTGGCTACATTTGTCCTAACTATAAAACAGAGCCGAAGGAAGAACAAAAGTCTGTGCAGAACGCATCAAAGACTGAATATTATCCTAAATATGCAGGCGATTCAAAGAGCATTGTAACCGCCTTAAAATCGCTTAAAATTGATTCAAGCAAAGCACATAGGCAAGAAATCGCAACGGCTAACGGTTTACCAATCACAAAAGATATGGCAGAACCAAACGAAAAAATGCTTATTCTGTTAAAACAAGGCAAACTTATTAAAAGCGGTTATGTGGCAAGCACAGGGGCAGTAAATACCGATTTAAACATTAAATACTATGCGAAATATACAGGGAAATCAAACAGCCTTGTAGATGCCTTGAAAAGCCTTAAAATTGATTCTTCGTTTAATCACCGTAAGCAAATTGCAAAGGCAAACGAAATCAGCCTTTATGTAGGTTTGGCAAATCAAAATGTAAAATTATTAACCTTGTTAAAACAGGGGAAACTTGTAAAGGAGTAATATTATGAAATTATCAAACAAAACTTATGATATCCTTAAATGGATTGCGCAGATTTTACTTCCTGCTCTTGCAACACTTTACTTTGCTCTTGCAGGAATTTGGGGTTTTCCCTTCGGTGAGCAGATAGTTGGCACATTAACTGCCATTGATACATTTTTAGGCGTGATATTGGGTATATCAAGTGCACAGTATAATAAGCATAAATGATATGAAATTTTTTGCACGAACAAAACAAAAAATGGGCAGTCAATTAAAACTGCTCATTTTTCATCTATAAAGAAATAAAAGGGTGTGTACTTGGGTGTGTACTTTTATGCGCAAAAAGTAATATTTTGCAACAAAATGCATCATACATAAAACAAAGAAAAAGCCTTGATGCTGCTGATTTTTCAGTAATTTCAAGGCTTTTTTGTTTGGCGGAGACAGAGAGATTTGAACTCTCGCGCCGGTAACTCCCGACCTACACCCTTAGCAGGGGCGCCCCTTCGGCCAACTTGGGTATGTCTCCGAATAAAAAAATGGCGGAGAGAATAGGATTCGAACCTACGGTACCTTTCGGTATCACTGGTTTTCAAGACCAGCTCCATAAACCACTCGGACATCTCTCCGTTTGCTATTTTTAACAAAATGGATTATAACAAAAAATAATAATACTGTCAACAAAAAAATAAAAATAATTTTTTTATAACTTCTAAATAAAAAATTTGTTGTGTTTTTTTCACAAAAAATCCCCCTTACATATATATTATATATAGGGTGCATTAAAAATATCAGAAAAAAGCCGAAAAAATTTTTATATATAATATAAGGAAGATAAACTATATGTTGTGGCTGAAAAAATGATTTTTAGCATATTTTGAAAACTGTGGATTGTTCACAAAAAGTTCACAAAAAAATAGTTGCCAAAATATTAAAGGTTTAATATAATAAGCAAGCAAAATCCCTGTTGGGATGGCGTAACTTGGCATTTTTTGTCACCATAAAAAAACTTTAAAAAAAGTGAAAAAAGTGGTTGACAAGATCGCGTAAGTTTGATAATATAAACAGGCTGACCGCAGGAACGGGGTTCTGGTTGGTTAGCAAAA